TAAGATATGACAGGCATACCTTCTTCATCAAGCAACATAAAGGTTCTGGACCATCTTGCAGGATCAAATACTACCTCACGAACACTTATATTTGGATCTCTATAGGTGTCTACAAGAATCTTTTCTACCTCTGCAATAGGCACTGACCACATTGGATCTGCATCCATTTCTGGTAGTTCCCATAAGTCTACTATTTCTAAGTGAGGCTTTTCTCCACCTAAGTACCAGGCAACAATTGCTGTTGAGTCATTTGAGAAAGCACCATCAAATGCAATAATGGTATCTTCTCCAGGAATCATTTCTCTGTTCTTAAGTTCAAGAGCATCCCAGGCATCTGAAGGAATCCAAGACTGACCAGTAGAAGTCCAGATATTTAATCTCTTAGTCTTAAACTCTGATTCAGGTGTAAGCAATGATGCAGACTGCATATCTTCAACAGATACGATATCTCCCATTGATGGATTTGCTAAATACCAGTTCTCAGGATCCTTATAATTAAGTTTTTCATCGCCTTGATACCATGCAAAGAAGAAAGAAGGGTCCTCAACTTCGCCTTTTGCTATCTGAATTCCTCTGTTATACATCTGATAACAAATAGAATCCTTACCATTTGAGTCATATTTAGTGCCTGCTGTAGTGATTGCAACCAGCATTGGCTCTAATCTTGCACCCATAGATAGAGATAAAACATCGTATAACTCTCTATTTTGTTGTGCATGTAACTCATCAATTACGATAAATGTAGAGTTCAAACCCTCTTTTGTAAAGGATTCAGAAGACAATGCTCTGTAAACAGAACCAGTAGTAGGGTTGTAGATAGTGTTTTGATACACTTCTAACATGTCTTTTAACTCTGGTTCAAGTTCAATCATCTTCTTTACCGTTTTGAAAATGATTCTGGCCTGCTCTTTATCTGCTGCTGCAGAATAAATCTGACCACCATTAACGCCTAAAACAATTTGCTCCAAAACAAGGGAAGCGATAAGTGCTGACTTACCATTCTTTCTTGGAACGCCAATTAGGGCACGACGGTGCTTGAGTAATCCATCTTCTCTTTCAGCATAAAGATGAACAAGCAAATCTTTTTGCCAGGGCCTCAATAAAAACTTATCTCCAGTGTTACCAGCAATAGAGTCTTCAGTTAAATGGCAGAGAGTCTCAATAAAATCTATAACCTCATATCCACGAGTGTTAGCCAACTCAGTTTCTGAAACAGGAGATAAATATGTTGGAGGCCAAGTCATCTTAACCTCTTAACGATAAGGACAGCCTGCTCTTTTCAAAGTCAATCTCTATGATTTCAACTTCTACTTCATGACCCAAAGTAAATTGCTCAGGTGTAAACTCACCCATCTTTGACTTATGGATCAACCCAGAAAGCATTCCAATTTCAATAAAGACTCCGTAATCAGTAATACCTGATACATTACCCTTATGAACTTGTCCTATTTCTAACTTGGCAAATTCTATTTGCTTATCTTCCTTTTGAAGTTGCTCTAAAAGTGAACGGCGATTAAGAACGATACTTCCTTTTTCCTTATCAATTGAGTGAATTAGGAATTCAGCCTCATGGCCAACATATGGTGTAAAGTCTGTAACTCTATTTGTATCCACCAAAGATCCTGGCAAAAAGGCTTTAACACCAATATCTACAATTAGGCCACCCTTAACAATTTTAACAACCTTACCCATAATAGGATCAGATATTTCATACTTGTATTGAATGGTTCGCCAAATGGATTCAATCTCATTTTGCTTCATTGAAAGTATATATTGTCCTTCGTCATTCTTGTGTAGGACTACTGCTTCTACTACCTGCCCAATTTGTACAATCTCTTGAATATCAAAATTCCTACGATTACTTACTTCGTTCTTTGGGACAAAGGCTTCTGCCTTGTCGCCAATATCTACGAGTATGCCATCACGATCAATCTGGACTACTGTTCCAACTATTGGATCATCATTCTTCCAGGTCTTCATGGATGCGTCTATGGCAGCCAGAAAATCCTCTGTTGTACCTATATCGTTAATTGCTACTTGCTTCATTATTAATGGATTCCCCTTGTTCTACGATTTCAGATTCAGCCTCAACAATAATTGTATCAGCATTGGCTCTGTTGTGCCTTCTTTCCAAAAGTTTGTCTATAGAGGTTGCAGCCTTGACTTCTGCTACACCTAAGCGAGACCTCGCAATAGGATCAAACCCAAGCGATGCTAACGCATCTGTGTATGCTTTATTAATTGCGACAAACGCTCTTCCGTCAGCAGCCTCAAGGGTAGCCATGTATTTATTTCTTGCAGCCTCTGAAGCATCAGCCAAAAATGAGGCATTGCTAATTGCATCAATATCACTAACAGGACTAAGCCAAGTTACAGCCATGCCCCAAGCACGATTCCATAATTTAGTTCCTGCCTCACCAAGAGTCTCAGGAGGTGCTGGAATTTCCCTGGCCATAGGCAGATGCGTAATGTTATTTAAATCAGGCAAAGGTCTTTGGCCAGGATTTCCCAGTAATCTTTTAAGTTCCGTTGGTTTTGGTGGTCTTCCCGCAGTCATTTTATTTTTTTTCTCCAATGTCCGTTTTGCGTATTTTCTACACAAATATATCATTTCTGTAATTTCGCAGAGAAATACAGAAAGGGGCAGCCAGGGTAAACTAACATTATTTGAGCGTAAAAAAATACCCATACCCATGAATGCCAGGATGGGGGCAGGGATTTCTACTATGTTTGTTAGATTATTTGTATATTATTTCTTAGATGAATTGCATGAACGACATAAAACCATGATATTTTCAAGTATATTTGAGCCTCCATTAGCCAGAGATAAAATATGATCTGCCGTGAGGTCTTTTTTACTTCCACATCTTGAGCACCAAGGTTGTAATTGTCTTGCTAATCTTGATAATTTATGCCATTGATAATCGTATCTTTTGTTTCGTTCTTGTCTCTTTGGATCCCTCGCCTGGATGCTATTTAAACAATCTTTGCAAGTAGGATTTCTTGATAGGACTCCACAGTATAGGCAGGGAGTGTTGAACCTTTTCATTTTATTTTCTTAATTAATCTAATTCATTATTATTGTTTAACTGATTAAGTTCACATTCTTCACATTCATGATCTTCATCATAATTGTCATACTTAACCATGGCTCCCATGTGGGCATTCATCATAGTCATTGCTGTCATCATGCCCCTATTTAATAAGGACTCAACTCCATCAAATGATAACTTCTCATCTGTCTCTAACCCTACTTGAACTGGTCCTATCATTAGTTGCATGTTATACATATATTAGTTCCTTTATTAGGATTGATTGGTACTCTTTAACTTCCGCCCTGATTTTGGGTGCACTGAGTACAGACCCTCTTATTTTACCAGATATATTAGAAACTCGCAACTTCATTCCTTATCCTAACTATTGAGGCAAGGTCATATAAACCATTGCGTTTAGGTATCTCATGTTCATCTATTACCTTCAGGGCTTGCCTCTTGGTTATATTTAGCCATAGGCAGATAGCCTCAATATCCAGCCAAAACCTCTTGTCAGGGTTATCCATAGCCAATTGTAGTAATCTATACAGTGTCCAAGATCCCTTACACTTAAGGCAATTAACATCTCCTAATATATTCTCAATGTCTATTGCTACCTTATTCTTACAATCTTCAGTAGGACATGGAATCCTTCTGGTTGTTTCTATAAAGGCTTTAGTTACTGATAGTCCTTTTGAGTGGATTACTTTAACTTCCGTCGCAAATTCACCAATCCAGTCCTGCTTAAGAGTCCAGCCTAAATGAGTAATGTGGAACTGGGCTGTTGCAGCAACCTCTGCCTCAGTACTTGGCTCTCGTCTCAGCAGGGCTGGTGGCGTTAGATTTCTACCTCTTCTGATCAGGGCTTCATATCTATGTAGGACTGGCAAGATATCCACAGCCATGGAGTAATCCATAGCAGATACATTAAACCCAATTGATCTTTCAGATGTAGGAGATCCTGACCCAGTTCTGCCTGGAACCAGGAAACCTTTGGCTTCTTGTTGCATAGTAGGAATATCAGAGAGGTTCTCTCTCAATGTATTCTCACAGCGTCTGCATAGGTATTGTTCATCCTTTGCATGATGCTGACATATCTGACATTCCATCTGTTAGCCCCTTATCGTGTTTCTAATTGCTTGAATAGATCATCAACAGTGTTATAGTTACCAAATTCTTTTTTGGCTACTAAACTCTCTGACCAATTGTTTATTCTTGACATTCTGTATTCAACTATGTGTGATCTCTTTGGTAAGAATGCAACGATAGCAAATGGAACCCATCCAAAGAAATATGCTGCTATTGTCCATGCAATAACATTCCTGCCACTAACATATGCAGTTAGGGCTGCTAAGAATATCCATAAGTATTCCATCAGTTATCATCCTCATTGTATTCTACAAAGCCAATCTTTTCCATTGACTTACCACAGTCAGGACATTCTGGATTCTTAGTCTGGACCTTCTCATCTTGCTTACACCAATAGATGTTCTCTTCCAATTGATCTCCAAACGCTTGTAAGTGTATATAGTTGAATGCCTTAAGAAGTCTGTGCTTCTTTGACTCTAAGGGTTCTTCCTTAATAGTATACATTCCGTTACCTAACTCTTGTTCTTTCTTGTCTTCTCTGTACTGTCTATCGTATTCTTTTCTACATTCTCTGCATACCGTGACTCTTCTGGTCCCGCTTTTGTGAGCCAGTGCAAAGTACTTATCCTCAAGAGGATATTCAATCTCGCATTTAATACATACTCTTTTATCCATGTCATTACTGCCCACTTACTACTGTGGTCTCAAGGCCTTGGTCTTTGGCATCTTCACCCATCATCTGATGAATAAGTACGCCTTCTTCCCATGC